GATGAGTGATTTGATTTTGCCACCCGAAATTAAGATGGCGCCTCCCATTGAACAAGTGGAAGCCCCACCCGAGGATGCAACGGATGAAGAAAAAGCAACCGTTTTGCCTGACCCCAGTGGATATCACATCCTTTGCGGAGTGCCTGAGATTTCTGACAAGATTGACGGAACCGAGTTGGAGTTGTACAGACCCGCGCAATATGCGGCGCAAGAACAACACGCGACCACTGTTTTGTTTGTGTTGAAGTTGGGCCCAGCAGCCTACACCGATCCAACCAAAACCCCAGGAGGCCCTTGGTGTAAACCAGGAGACTTCGTGCTGACTCGTACCTATTCTGGTACGCGTGTAAAGATTTTTGGTAAAGAGTTTCGTATCATCAACGACGACCAAGTTGATGCTGTTGTGCAAGACCCTCGTGGAATAACCCGAGCTTAAGGAGTAATAAATGGCCAATGAACCATACAAGTTCCCTGATGAAATAGGCGGTGAACAAACAATTGACATCAAGGACAACACGCCTGAGATTGAAATTGAAGTCATAGACGACACCCCCATCCAAGACCGAGGCCGCGTTGCTTTGAGTCGTGAAGTGGAAGACCCCACGGACGACGAGATTGAGACGTACTCGGATAAAGTCAAGCACCGGATCAAGGAGTTGACCCATGCTAGGCACGATGAGCGTCGTTCTAAAGAAACCGTCATGCGGGAGAAACAAGAACTTGAGCGCCTTGCACAGCATCTCATAGAAGAGAATAAAAGTCTTAAAAAGAGCGTTAACGTCGGTCAGGAAGCTTTCGTCCATTCCTCCAAGGAAAAGGCAGAGGCAGACATTGCGATGGCTCGCCGCCAGTATAAAGAAGCTCAAGAGGCGTTTGACACTGACGCTATCATTGCGGCGCAAGAAGCGCTGACGGAAGCCAAATGGAACCTTGAAAAAGTAAAAAATTATCGCGTTACCCCTTTACAAGAGGAACGTAATGAGGTACAAATACAACCTAGACAAGCTCAAACTGTTCAACCAGACGAAAAGTCACTGCGCTGGCAGGCAAAAAACCAGTGGTTTGGATCGAACGGATTTGAAGAAGTTACCAGCTTTTCACTAGGGCTGCATCAAAAATTAGTGAACTCGGGGGTTGACCCTCGCTCTGATGAATATTACGAGCAAATAGATGCTCGCGTTCGTTCTACGTTCCCAGAAGTATTTGGTGGCGGAGAACAAAAAAGGTCTGAGGCCAGACGGCCTTCCAATGTTGTTGCGCCTGCGTCGCGTTCAACGACCGCAGGAAAAGTCAAACTCACAACAACTCAAGTCGAGTTGGCAAAAAAGTTTGGATTAACACCACAACAATACGCTATGCAAGTAGCAAAACTGGAGGCTCAACAAAATGGCTGATAACAGAACACCCCGTGACGTAGTAACACGCGAAAAATCTGCTCGTGCGATATATAAACCCGCGAGTGCTTTACCCGATCCCACGCCCCAACCCGGTGTTGAGTTTCGTTATGTCATGACACACATTTTAGGTAAAGCGGATCACACCAGATTGTCTCGTATGAGACGTGACGGGTGGGAACCAGTCAAGGCGGCAGATCACCCTGAGCTTATGATTGAGGCTAGTGAAAGTGGAAACGTAGAAATTGGTGGGTTGATACTCTGTAAAAACTCTACTGAAAACGTACGTGCATACACGGACTACTATGCCAAACAAGCACAAGATCAGATGGATTCTGTTGACAACAGCTTCATGAAAGACAGTGATCCAAGGATGCGTAAGTTTGCAGAGCGTAGCTCTACAGTCTCCCGCGGATTTGGTGCAGGTTCAAAGTAAACTTAATCAGGAGTCCTTAAATGGCATATCCCATTATTCCCGCTCCATACGGGTTTAAAGCGGTCAGTGAGTTCGGCGGTCTACCCTACGCAGGGTCAACCCGCATGTACCCCATTGCTACTGCTTATGGCACATCGTTGTTCAATGGCGACATTGTTCAGCTCTCTGGCGGTACTATTGTTACCACTACCATGTCTGCCGCATCGTCGCCTGCTACTCCAGTAGCGGGTACTTTGGGCATTTTTGTTGGTGCAGAGTACACAAACTCATCCAGTCAGATCGTTCGCGGTCAGTACTGGCCCGCAAGCACATCGTCTAACTATGCCGTTGGCTACGTTATTGATGATCCCCGCACTGTGTTTAAAGCCGCCGTGGTTGCTCAAGGTACTTCCTTGTCCAATACAGCGTCTACCATTGGCTATGTTAATCAAACTTTTGTTGGTACTAATATGTATGCCGTTACTGGCACTGCAGGTAATACCACAACTGGTGATTCAGCTATGGCCGTGTCTGGTGCAGTTGTTAGTTCTGGTACTTCTGGTAACACACGCATTGCAACATTGTTGCCTTTCCGTGTAGTTAGCTTGGTGCAAGATACTGCCGTCTCTGTTTCTGCTACTGCTTCTACCTCTGGTTCAAGCACAACTGTGACATTGACTGCGGCCAATACTGCGATCCAGCCCGGAATGCAGTTGATTTGTTCAACAGGCACAGGTTCCGCTCAAGGTAACTATATTTCTGTAGTGACTGTAAGTGGAACTACGGTAACTGTGAATTCCGCTGTCACTTTGGCATCTGGTTCACAAGTTTCTTTTGTTGGTTATCCTGAAGTTTTAGTCGTATGGAATCAATCATTCCAAGGTATGACTAACACTGCTGGCGTTTAATTAAGGAGCACTTAAATGGCTATTTCACGCGCACAACTGCTTAAAGAGTTGCTCCCTGGCTTGAACGCTTTGTTCGGTCTAGAGTATGCACGCTACGGCGAAGAGCACAAAGAGATCTACGAAACTGAGAAATCAGAGCGTAGCTTTGAAGAGGAAACAAAACTGTCAGGCTTCTCAGCCGCACCAGTCAAGGCCGAGGGTACAGCCCTTAGTTATGACAATGCGCAGGAAGCTTTCACAGCACGTTACAACCACGAGACCATTGCTTTGGGTTTCTCAATCACTGAAGAGGCGATTGAGGATAACTTGTACGACAGCTTGTCTGCTCGTTACACCAAAGGTTTGGCCCGTGCGATGGCTTATACCAAGCAGGTTAAAGCCGCTAACGTGTTGAACAACGCCTACAACGCCGCTTATCCCGGTGGTGATGGCGTGTCTTTGTTGAACTCTGCTCACCCCTTGGTGAACGGTGGCACAAACGCCAACACTCCTACCACAGCCGCTGACTTGAACGAGACTTCTCTTGAGAATGCCGTCATTCAAATTGCCGCTTGGACAGACGAGCGTGGTCTTTTGATCGCCGCTAGACCCAAGAAGTTGATTGTCCCACCAGCTCTAATGTTCGTTGCAACACGTTTGCTCGAAACAGAATTGCGCGTTGGTACAAACAACAACGACATCAACGCGTTGAAGAACAACGGCGCTGTTCCAGAGGGTTACACAGTTAACCACTTCTTGACAGCTACCAATGCTTGGTTCCTAACCACTGATGTGCCAAATGGCTTGAAGCATTTCGAGCGTACACCTTTGGCAAACTCAATGGATGGCGATTTTGATACGGGTAACGTACGTTACAAGTCTCGTGAACGTTATTCTTTCGGATGGAGTGATCCACTCGGAATTTACGGCTCATATTAATCTTAAAATGATTAATTAAGATCGGGGCTTCGGCCCCTTTCTTTTGTGTTATAATTTCTGTGTCAAAACTAAGGAGTACACATGGAATACCCAACCACAAGAGAAGAAGCAAAGAAAACCGGCAGTAAGTATTATTTCACTGGACAACCTTGCAAACACGGACATATAGCTTTGCGTAAAACCAAAGGTACTTGTGTTGAGTGTATAAAAATCGAGAATGAAAAAGCCAAAGTGACTAGGGCTGAATACTTTAAAAACTACAATAAATCAGAGGCGGGACAAAAATCAAAACAAACATATTATGAGAAAAACAAAAGCCTTGTAATTGCTAAAGCTCAAGCTAGAACAGATGAAGATAAAAGAAGATATAAAAAAAAGCACAAGTTAAATAATCCCGATATGTACAAAGAGTTAACCAGTCTTAGAAGACGCAGGTTTAGGGATGCAACACCAAAATGGTTAACAGCTGAAGATAAGATGGAAATAAGGCTAAAGTACAGACTGGCAATAGAGTTGAGTAGATCCACAAACATAAGACACGCCGTAGACCATATTATTCCTTTGCACGGTGATACTATTTGTGGCTTACATGTGCCTTGGAATTTAGAAGTTATTACTCAAGAAGAGAATTTAAAAAAATATAACAAACTTCTTGACACACCCAAGGAATAGTGTATATTCAAGTTTGTCTGGGACTTTTTCTCTTGTTGCCACTGGCCCAGCAGACGATGCAACGATTAACAAGAGTTCTTTTGCATAAGGAAATATCATGGGACGCAGTA